GGCCCTTCGCAGCCAAGGCGGCTGAGGAGAGGTAACAAATCTCCCCTCTGTCCTTGGTGTCAAACTCAAAACTGAGTCCCCGTCACCTTTGGTAGTTAACCAATAGTGAAGGCCCGCAAGTTGGTCATATGACACTTGCCCTTTTCGCCGTGAAAGGCGTCTACGGGGAGGGTCACCAGTTACCAAGCTGGTAATATCCTCCGGGTCTTGGCCACCATGAAGCGATTCAGGTATAATCCTCATCCACTTTTTGTGGAAGTCGACTACCTTCTCTGTTAGGAGGCAGTAGCTCTCGCTACTATCCCAAACAAGTAATCGGTTCAAAAGTCGGATTACATCCGACACCGTGGTCACGGGCTCCCTAATAAAGAAAGGAGTGACATCGACGTCAAAATAATAATGTTTTCCGCAAGACTCGCGGAACGGACCCGTCCAATACGACTTCTCAGTGTTTACTGAGAAACCGTACCAAGCGAAAACCCGTGCCAATCTTCGGGCAACCGAAGAAGGGCAAACAATATCATCTCCGTAGACTGAAATCTTACCCTGAGCACGGCTATAAAAGCAGACGGCTCGAGTCAATGCATAGAACAGCAGAGATTCGAGTTCGAATGTAAAGCCGTTCCCCATGCTAGAAAACATGGAAAGCTCATGGGGGGTTCCATCGATGATAGTGGAATGTACTCTCAATTCGTTGAGAAGCACAAACCATTCAGGCGGAAGCCAATTGGCAACCAGCTGAATTGAGATACTATCACTCGCAGCAGATAAGTCGATGGTTGCCAAACCATCGCGGACTGCTGATCCAGCAAGCCGTTGATTAATGGTCTGATCGTTAAGATCAACACCAAAACGGCGAAGGCGCCTACGTATGTGGGAACCTACGGAACGCTGGAGGAACATATTAATCTCGGGCTCTTTACAAGCCACGCGATCGATTTCAGATGACTTACCGACTGTGAAAAGCACAGAGCTCTCTTGAATCTGTATTGGCTGATCTTCAATTACCGTTCCTAAGGTAACGAAGGACCAGTGATTCAATGCAGACCCAGAAGAGTGTGCTTGCCCAGCGTGTTTTAAAATGGCGGCAGTAACGCCGCGACGAACCCGTGTACTTGCACCATTGGTGTGAGTCCCGTTCGTAAGGACATCAGGGTACACCAGCGGACCTAACACCTCAGAGATGATAGATCGCGCCTTCTGATCGATAAGATCAGAGGTTGTCCAGCCAAAATCAACAGAGTCGACTAAGAGTCTGTGATTTGTGCGTGCATTCTTCGTTTCGGTTTTCAGCCACTTCTCAATGGCTGCGGAACGACGGACTTCGGGAGGCGTAGTGCTGCTGTCGCAGTACTTACTCAGAAGTTTCTCCTGCAGATATCTGCGTTTGAAACGTTCTGCTCCTTTTGGCTCAGAGTCTTGAGTGAGTTGACCAACTAGGTCGATCAACTCAGACTGGAAACCACGTCCGATGTGCGTGGGCAGGTAATTTGCGTCCCGTTTCGGGCAACGCTTATTACGCATAACGTTGTTCTCCTTACTGGATGAAACAACTAGCTTGACGAAGCTAGGTGAAGTCGCTGATCACTCTACATCAGGCGCTGTCAGAATAACGCTGTTACCTGACAGAGAAAATTCGATGGCACCAATGCCACCGAAAAGAGCCGAAATGTAGGCGATCAGAATGAAGTACCAGTACTTGCTACGCAAGTGACTTAGTACATGCCTTTCAGCTGGGTCAGAACTTCATCGATGAAGGACTGATCAGAGCCAAGGGCATCTTCGACCTTGCCGACCAGATCCTTGCGTTCTTGCAAGGTGGAGGTCGCAGCGAAGTTGAACTCAATGTTCGCATATGCTGTTCGGTCAACTGCCGGACGATCAACACCGTTGATCGTCTCAGTGACAACAACCGGGTCTGCGAAGACCAGGCTGACGCTGACGCGTTTGGGGTTCCGTTTGACCTTGACGGTAAGTTTCTGATCGCCAACCGGGATCCCGTCAGAGTTGAAGAAAGTGGCAACGCCATTCTCCAGATTCTGCGGGGTGTAGGTATGGGCGACCGGGGTCGCAGCACGGTCATTAACCGTGATGGGTGTGATTTGAGGCATGTCATGCTCTCTGTCTGATTAGTGCTATCGCTGACACTAATTGGTTAAGATTCAGGTCCAAAGAATACGATAGACCTGGATTTGGCCAAGTAAGCAGCGGTTGCCGCTTAAAGGCAAAAGCATCGACATCCCAGCTGGGCTGGGTTCCGTCATACGGGAGCCAGTAGTCCTCAACTTTACATTGCTGAGAACGTACAAAGTCCGTATGGTAACCTCCTTGGAACTTCAAGCCAATAGTGGCTCCGATGCCTTGGAGGAAACTACCAACTGATAGAAACCAGTCGATAACGAAAGAGAGGGAGATCAAGTTCCAAGCGCCGTGTATTGGGTTTGTTAGTCCCAACGCACTTGCTTTCATGAGGTGAGGGTCTTTCACGGAGTACATAACTGAGTACTCTGACCCACATTCCCATGAACCTGTACGTGTAAGATCACCGAGTTGTTCTGGAAAGTATGGAAACTGTTCCACAACCGCTACGGTCTCTTTGCACAGGTCGGGCTTGTCGAGGCCCTTATCAGCTATCTCAAGAAGTCCTTGGACTTCACTGATAAGGGGGCGCCAGCCGTAGGCATAGGCAAGATACCTATCCGAAAGCTTCTTCCCGTTAACACCTCGTCTCCCAAAGGCAGTCCGTGCGGCTCGGCCAAAACGGCCCTTCCGCACTGCCTCCCGTATAATTCTACCAGCACGTCTTACATTACCTTTACGGAGTGCAGCCAGCGCACGAAGCGCTGCAGCAACCGCGGAGGCAATCGTCTGATAGGTCTCCTTCAACTCGCCTACGGCGACGAGAAGGTTAGACCTCTGGTTCTGGATCCTGCGAAGCAGGGCATTCCGAGCATCTGTAGAAACAGATGGCGGAACCCAGGGAATACCAGTGGTAGCATCGATATACTGCAAGCAGTAACCGAGCGAAGGCATCTTCCGCTCACCCTTATAGGTGAGGACTTTTCTGGAAGTAGCTTTAATCAGGTCAGCCTTATTTGGATCTACGCGAATGCGATAGGCCCGGTAGGCTGTAGCTGATATACCATTTGACGAATATCCTTCAGAGCGGGCGGCTTTATACCACCCACATATGTTGGATACTGTAGACGTATACTCTGGCCCCGAAGGGGGGTAGAATCTAACGGCTTCATACGACCCATAGATGGGTCGGTCGATGACGTCTCTCATCAGAAGGAACCTTACGGTAATTGTGGGATCTTTTCTGATACCCACCTAGGAAATTCATTTCCTAGCTTCGTCGAAAGACGAATGCGTGGCCTTGGG